CATAAGCAGAGAATCCCATTTGAACTGCTTCCCAATCTGATCTAAAATCTTTTTTACAAAGTTGTAAGTTTACTTGAAACTCTTCTGGTTGTAAAATTCTTTCAGTTAAAGTTAATGTTGAAGTTGGATCAAAGTCACAAGTTGCATCTTTAACGATACCATTTGTAGAAACTTTTTTCATTACTTGCTTAAACTTAACGTTAGGAACAACAGTTATGTTTCCTGCTGCTAATGTTTTACCAGATAGTAGTGCTGCGCTTATATATTTTCCAGCGAACTCACCACTATACGTTGTTGTTAAATTATTAGTTGTTGCCATTTTCTAAATTATTATTATTATTATTATAGTTCTCCTACTGTTATAGATGAAGCTGCGTTACCATTACCTGATAAATAAAAGTTTGTACCATCACTTGAAATAATCACGTGATCCCCAATACTTTCAGCACCGTCTTCAAATGTTACTTGATCTACTGCGTCTGCTTCTACAATTGCTCCATTTACAATTACACCACCATTTAAAATATCTCTATTATCTGCAGGTGTTTGTATAACACAATCAGTTGAAAATGCAGCAGCCACAATAAACTTAACTTCAAAACCTGCAAAAGGAGCAGGAAGTGTTACAGTGTAACCTGTACCATTTATTAAATATGTTTTGCCTGAATCAGCTGCTGTTAATGTTGTTGCAGCCGTCAACGTTTCTTGTTTTCCAAAAATTCTAGTAACGTCATTTGATATAGTTGTTGCCATTTTTTATTATTTATTAATTATTGCATTTAATACTCTGTTATATGTAGTATTTTGATTTGAGTTAGGAGCAAATCTAGCACCAAGTTTTGTTTCTTCTGCTTCTGGTGAATGTTTAATTCCTTCAGCTGCAGGCTTTGATAAAACTTCTTGTTTTGCCATTTCCTCTTTTTCCTTTTTATCGTCCATCATTTTTTCAACGACTTCCTTTAATTGATTCTTGACCTCTTCAACTGCTTCAGCTAAAGCCGTCATTTCCTCTTTAGTAGCATACGCCATTTCTTTTTTATCTTCTTTATGGTCATCTTTATGCTCTAAATTAGTGTCCTGAGCATTCTCAGTCACTTCTTCCTGATTTTTGATATCTTCTATCATACCTTCTGTTTTTACGATTAATATTCTATTATCTTCGAGTTCGTACTCGCCAACAGGCATTGGTACTTTCTCGTCCTCTGTTTGAATGAAAATCTCTTCACCAGCTTCAAATTTCTCAGCAGTCAAAACAGTTCCATTCTCCAGTTTGATTTCTTCCAAAGTCACAGCTTCGGCTTTTACTTCAAGATTGCTAGGATCAACACCTAGTAAAGTCTTGACCTTTGATAAAATTTCTGTAGCATTCATACATATATAATAAATACTAAATATTTTTTTATATTTTCAAAATGGGTTTTTTTATACTCTACCGATTCCTTGTGCTTGTAATGAGCCATCACAACACTTTTGATGGTAAGTATTATCTGGGCAAAGGCATCCTCGCTTAGATGATCTAGGAGAACTTCTGCTTGGGGTTTTAAAATGTTTATCTTTTTTACGCATTCTTACAAACACAAATCATACATGTACACATATCTTATTTATTTGATTTAGGATGCCCTTTAGGTAGTAAATCGTAATCGCCTTTATATTTTGGGTTTTGCGGTCTTCCGTTTTTTACTAAATATAAATATGCGTTTACTCTAGCTAACGCCCATTGTTTTGCGCTAGTTACCCTTGGGCTATGTGAAACGTTAAATGCACCTAATCCTCTTTGAAATACAGTTTTAAGTTGCCCTATCGTAACCCCATATCCTAATTTTTTTTTATACCTTTCGTTAAATTCATCTGACTTTTTTTGTAAAGTTCCTTCTGTTGTTTTATCAACTTTAGCACCTCTACTAGTTTTAGCATCACCCTTTGCGGTACCTTTACCTTTAGGGTTAGTATTACGTTTAGTGCTTCCTGGCGCTTTAGGGGATGGCCTGATACCACCTCTTGGACCTACTTCTGCCATTTCTTCTGCTGTTGCTTTTACGCATTTATGTTTTTTGTAATCTTTTTTATATCCCGGAGGACATTTGTATTTTTTTAAATCTTCTTTGGAGTGAAACTCACAGGGCATATACCAAGTTTTACCTTCAATCTCGTGAGTATGAAAACCTTCGCACCCCAAATCTTTAGCTATCTCTTCAGCTTTTTCTTGTGATGAGTACGCTAACCTATCATCAATTATAGCATAATCTTCGTTTATAACTTCTGTGTATAAGTTTAATTTTTTTATTTTACTTTCAGCCCAATTTTTAGCAGATTTACCACCCCATAATAAATAGGATATTGTACCGCATGCTTCTGTATCGCTTGGGTCATAAAATGCTTCAGCTCTTGATAAATAAGAATACATTCTTTTTATAGTATCTGTACTAACCTTTTCTCCTTGCGCTAATTGTTGAGCTCTAATTTTTCCTACATCAGTTGCGCATTTATTGTTTACTTTTTTATTTAACTCTATACCTCTTTTAGCGTTATTAGATACTGAGTCAGGATAATCGTTGTAACTTTCTAAAGTAACATACTGACCTGTTAAAACATCTTTTATATTAGATAATAAAAATTCAGCTTCTTCAGTTTCTATAGCTGATAAATCATTTGCTTTAGTATCGGATTTGTCTTGAAAATAACCTTCTATAGAAAAACCTTTTACCCTACCTGTTTCTACAAACTCGTTCCATATTTTATCAGAGGTAACTTTTACTGAACCTACCCAAGTTCCAACTGGATAATTTAAACCATAAAAAGCTGACTTATCTTTTTCACTATCTTCTACAATCCAAGATTCTACTAAACTCAAACCTTTTAATTTCATTTGATGTTCTAAGGTAGCTTGATTTTGATTACCCTCCATTAAAAATAATTCACTAGCTTTTCTAACAGTGTCTTTTGAAAAGTAAATGTAATACTCACCGTCTTGGCTTGTTCTTAATATTGGTTTATTAGGTACAAGTAATGCGCCTAATAATATTTTTCTTTTTTTATCAATCTCAGCTAATTTATATTCAGCCTTACTGTTAAGCGTAATAAAATCTTCTTCTATAGCAGGTCTTTCTACAATAGATATTGCTTCAATACCTGAATATTCTTGATCTTCATCTAATATAAGTTCTACTATCCTCATAATTATATAATATTTATTTTAATGTTTTTTTTAAATACCGCTTTCATTTATAATATTTCTATCTAATTGTTGAGCTGATGTAATGTCACCTGATACGACATACGCTCTAACAGGCTCTCGGTTGTTTAATGAGTTTGCTATTTGATTTATTGGTGATGCGCCTACTACATTAAAATCAGGTACGTTCTGTTCTATGTTAGCAACTTGACCGCCTACACCAGATACTGCTGCTGCACCTGGACTACCTTCAGCTCCAGGTATTTTTGTGGCTACAATCTTTTTTACGTTTGCTAAACCTGTTGCGATTACACCTGCTGCTGCTACCGCACCAAATATACCTCCTTGCGCTAACGCTTTAGTTGCACCTTGATATGTATTTATTATTGATTGCGCTACTGCAACTGCTTTACCTGCTGCTGATTCTTGCCCGAGTAAAGAACCTACACCTGCTAATGCGTCAGATACGATTTGTACTTTTGCTTCTTCTTCTTGTTTTTTTAAAGATTTGCTTATGTTAGCGAAGTTTTCTTGAGCTGCTATTTTTTCCTTTTCTGCATTTTCAAACTCTATTGTACCTTCTTTAAATATTTTTTTAGTGTTTTCAAATTGTTCAAGTGCAATTTTTTGTTGTTCTTCAGCAACTTGACGTTCTAAATCTAATCTATCTAATATACCGTCTTCAATAGCAAGTTGACCTTCTAAATTCCTTAACCGAGCATCGCTTTCAGATTGTGATATAGCGTTTGTTAAATCTAATTTTTCTTTCAATAAACTAGTTTCGTTAGTTAATTGTTCTGATCTTAGCCCACCTATACGTTCTTCTAT